CGCCCACGCCAACTACGACCGGCTGGTCATTGGGGAACGGGCAGGATTAGAGATCAAGACCACGAATGCGCTCCACTTGAGCAAATTCAAGAACGGTGAGTTCCCGGCTACTTACTACGCGCAGTGCTGCCATTACCTTCTTGTGTCCGGCCTTGATCGCTGGTATCTGGCGGTTCTGGTTCTGGGAATTGACTTCAAGGTGTTCGTCATCGAGCGGGACGAGGCAGAGCTGGAAGCCCTGAAAGAGGCGGAGGAAAGCTTCTGGGAGAACGTTCAGAGCGAAACACCCCCGGCCATTGACGGCATGGATTCCACCATTGACGCCCTGAACGCAGAGTTCCCGGCCAGCGATCCGGACACCGAAATGGATTTGACCGGCTGCGCCGTTGACCTGGCGATCATGGACGAATGCAGCCAGCAGATCAAGGCGCTGGAAGAAAAGAAAGCTGCCGCTCAGGCGCGTATCATGGAGGCCATGGGAACCGCCGAGCGGGGCGGATACGGGAGTTACAGCGTCACATGGAAGACGCAGAAACGCTCCACGTTCGATAGAAAGAAGTGGGAGAAAGACCACGGAGAAATCCCGGAAGAATACTTGAAAACATCGGAGAGCAGAACTTTCCGATTCAAAAAGGAGGTGTAAAGTATGGGGAAATATACACACGGGAAATCAAACACGAGATTGTACGGAATCTGGACGGGCATGAAGACTAGGTGCTATGACAAGAGGTGCGATAAGTATTACAGGTACGGAGCAAGGGGGATTTCGCTTTGCGATGACTGGGCGAGAGACTTTTCCACTTTCTATGACTGGGCGGTTGCTAACGGATACTCCGACAATCTGACGATTGACCGTATCGATAACGACGGGAATTACTGCCCAGAGAATTGCCGATGGATAACAGCTGCTGAGCAAGCGGCGAACAAATCTACTAACCACCGCGTTTCGCACGCTGGCCAGACCCATACTATCGCTGAATGGGCAAGAATTACGGGGTTAGACAGAGCGCTTTTAAAGGATAGAATTGTCCGCTATGGGTGGGAACCAGAAAGGGCGCTTACTACTCCGGCAAGGCCACATAAAAAATACGAATATGCCAACAGGAGGGCAATTTAATGGCAAACATAATTCAGAATCAGGTACAGAAGCAAACACCCGCTGCGGCTGCTCAGCAGTCCATCGGCGCAATGCTCAACACATTCCTCGACCGGGACGGTATGCGGAAACGCTTTGACGAGCTGCTTGGCAAGCGCGCCCCCCAGTTTGTTTCTTCCATCGTCTCAATGGTGAATGCGGATAAGAATATGCAGCAGGCATTTATGGAAAGTCCCATGACCGTTATCCAGTCCGCATTGAAGGCTGCAACGTTTGACCTGCCCATCGACCAGAACTTGGGATATGCCTATATCGTCCCATTCAAGAACTACAAGAAGGACACCGGAACAAAAAAGATGGAGGCGACCTTCATTCTTGGCTGGAAGGGTATGCACCAGTTGGCGCTTCGCACCGGCGCATACAAGACCATCAACGTGGTGGATATCCGCAAGGGTGAGCTGAAAAGCTACAATCGCCTGACAGAAGAAGTTGTGGTTGACTTCATCGAGGATGAAGCAGAGCGGGAGAAATTGCCGGTTATCGGCTATGTCGGCTACTATCGACTTGTGAACGGCGCGGAGAAGACCATTTACATGAGCAAGGCAGCCATTGAAGCCCACGAGCGGAAGTTCCGCAAGGGCGAGTATCAGGGAAAGGGCTGGCGTGATGATTGGGACGCCATGGCGCGGAAAACCGTATACCGTCAGCTCATTGGTAAGTGGGGCGTTATGTCCATTGATTATCAGACCCGCGACGAAGGGAAGCAGCTGGCCGATGTTATGGCGGATGATGCCAAAGCGGAAGACGGGCTGATCGGCATTATTGATACCGACATTGTGACCGATCAGGCCACCGGCGAGGTGATTTCTCAGGAGGCAGACAATGCTTAATCAGGTTGCAATCCAAGGCCGCCTCGTCCGTGACCCGGAGCTGCGGAGAACCAATTCCGGGAAGGCCGTGGCCAGCTTCTCGCTGGCCTGTGACCGGGATTTCAAGAACCAGCAGACCGGTGAGAAGGAAGTTGACTTTATTGAATGTGTCGCATGGGGCGGCACCGCCGAAATGGTGGAGAAGTACTTCCATAAAGGCCAGATGGCCGTAGCGACCGGCAGATTACAGTTGCGGGACTGGACGGACAAGAACGGCCAGAAGCGCCGCACGGCGGAGATTTTGGTAAACAGTATCTATTTCTGCGGCAGCAAGGAAAGCGGCACTCAGGCCAGCTCTGGGGCTGACAACGGATACAGCGCACCGGCGTATCAGGCTCCCGCCACTGCAGTGAACTTCGTAGAGTTGGAAGACGACGACGCGCAATTGCCGTTCTAGGCCGGAAAAATCAATCTTTCCTCAAAAAGATTGACAGTATAGCTTGCATTTCCCTTGGCGGTGGGAGGTGAAACCGCCAACTCCAAAAGGAGGAGAATCGTGGCAAAAGAAGTTTTCAGAATCGCCTACCCGAAGACCGGCGCGGAAAAGAAGAAGTGGGCGAAGGAGTACGGCATGAATGCGTACTACGCCGGGAAGCACTGGGCATTGCGGAAGAAAGACGCCGAGTTATGGCACTGGCTTACATTGGCGGCCATGAACGCCCAGGGCATTCGCAGAACACCCTTTAAGCTGCCTGTAGCCGTGACGTTCTACTGGAATGACCGGCTGGATATCGACAACCACGCAATTATGGGAAAGATGATCGTGGATGCCATGAAAGGCCGTGTCATCGAGGACGATAACCGGCGCTGGCTGAAAAGCGTTTCCCATAATTTCCACGACGAGGATTACATACAGGTTGAAATACGGGAGGTAAGGCCGTGACACAGTGTGAGCGTATCCTGCGGCATTTACAGGACTACGGAAGTATCACCCAGGCCGAGGCTGTTACCGAGTACGGCTGTTACCGTCTGGGCGCAAGAATCTGGGATTTGAAAGCACAAGGCGTACCTATCCGCTCCGAGCGGGTGACCGGCAAAAAACCGGTACGACGAGCCGGTATCCTTTTCCAGATATTCCATCGTAAAAACGGAACGCGAGGATTGACCCATGGATGAAAGAACCCAATTTACATTTTATGCCAGTTTCTTCGATGCGGTTTCCAGAATCAAGAAAAAGGCAGACCGTGCCGACGCTTACGACGCTATTTGCGCCTATGCCCTGCGGGAAGAAGACCCGGACTTTTCCCAAATGTCCGATGCTGCGCAAATCGCGTTTCTGCTCATAAAGCCGAATCTGGATTCCAGCAGAAGGAAAGCAAAGAGCGGGAAAGGCGGTGGAAGTAAGAAAGCAAACGGTAAGCAAAACGGAAGCAAACAAGAAGCAAACTGCAAGCAAGAGGAATACGAAAGCGAGAAAGAGAAGGAGAAAGAGAAAGAGGGGGAGATAGAGAACGAATGTTATCCCCCTACCCCCTTGTCAGGGGGAGCCAAAGCAAAACGCTTTATTCCCCCCACGGTTGATGAAGTCGCGGCCTATTGCCAGGAGCGTGGCAATGGCCTTGACCCGGAGACCTTCGTTGACTTCTACGCCTCCAAGGGCTGGATGGTGGGTAAGAACCCCATGAAGGACTGGAAAGCCGCCGTGCGGACGTGGGAGCGGTCAGAGGGGCGGGGAACGTCCGGAGCCGGAAACCGTGTGCAGCCCAGAGCCACGGAGGAACACGGGCTGGACAAGCTGAGACGGTTGTACGAGGAGGAATTCGGCGTTGAATAAACAGGAAAGCTATCAGGTTTTGGCGCTTCTGCAAGCCAACTACCCGGATGCATTCCGGGGAATGTCGGAGGACGCCGCAAAAACAAAGATCGGCCTGTGGGCGGACATTTTCGCGGATGAACCCTTCGATCTGGTGGTGATGGCGGCTAAGGCATACATGGCTACGGATACCAAGGGCTTTATGCCCACGGTTGGCCAGCTGAAAGACCGCCTTGACAAAATGCGCTCCCCGGAGCAGATGACCCAGATGGAAGCATGGGGGCTGGTTGCCGGTGCGCTGAGAAACAGCGTGTACGGCGCGGATGACGAGTTCCGGAAGCTGCCACCGGCGGTACAGCGGACGGTGGGAAGCCCCGCCCAGCTCAAGGAATGGGCGCTGATGGACGCAGAAACGGTGCAGTCCGTGGTTGCGTCTAATTTCCAGAGATCGTTCCAAGTGTGCCAGAAGCGGGAGGACGATTACCAGAAGCTCCCCGGAGCGGTAAAGAGCTTTATCGCCGAGCTTGCCGGGAAGATGGAATTTGAAAAGCTGCCGGAAGGCGGTGGAGTATGAAAAACGAAGTAGACGGTGAAAAGGAACGCCCCGGCCAGTACATCGATTCGGAAAGCCCCTTTTGCAGAAACTGCACGCGGGACGATTGCCCCACCAACGGGGACGGCTGCAAGGCATGGGAAACGTATTTCATCGATAACTGGAACAAAAACATCATGAAACTATGGAAAAACCACAAAAAACAACGCCAATTTTTCCGGTACGAACACCCGGATTTGGTGAGAGAGGGGATTGTTTTTGAGCATGAGCAAGGCGAAAATGTACGGCTGTTTCAAGCCAGTAAAGCAGAAAAGCACCCCGCCCAGGTGGGGGAAAGTCCCTCGGGGGAATAAAGGCAAACAGAAAGGAAAAGGGAAATGAAAGGATACAAAGGATTCAACCCCGGCTTGATCTGCAAGGATAAGCAGTATCAGGAAAATACCGTCTTCGAGGAACCGGAGGCGAAAATCTATGAAAAGGGAATGCACTTTTGCGAAAATCCCTTTGACGTGCTGGACTATTATGATTTGATTCGCTCTGATGGCACGCAGAACGAGTTCGCGGAAGTTGAAGCATTGGACGAGCCAAAGACGGATGGCAAGAAAAAATTCTGCTCCCGAAAACTGAAAATCGGCGTAAAACTGGGACTATCCGGATTTATCAAAGCATGTGTGGATTTTGTACTGGAAAAGACTATTGCTGAGATGCCGAGTGAAAACGTTGATTCCGGGTACTCCGCCCGGATTGGCAGCTCCGGGTGCTCCGCCCAGATTGGCAGCTCCGGGTACTCCGCCCAGATTGGCAGCTCCGGGGACTGCGCCCAGATTGGCAGCTCCGGGTGCTCCGCCCGGATTGGCAGCTCCGGGGATTCCGCCCGGATTGGCAGCTCCGGGTGCTCCGCCCGGATTGGCAGCTCCGGGGACTGCGCCCAGATTGGCAGCTCCGGGTACTCCGCCCAGATTGGCAGCTCCGGGGACTGCGCCCAGATTGGCAGCTCCGGGGATTCCGCCCGGATTGGCAGCTCCGGGGACTGCGCCCAGATTGGCAGCTCCGGGTGCTCCGCCCGGATTGGCAGCTCCGGGTACTCCGCCCGGATTAACTGCACTGGAAGCGATTCCGTGATTTGCTGCGCCGGAAATGGCTCTGTGGTAAAAGCGCCAATTGGCTGCTGGATTACACTTGCGGAGTGGAAATACGATGGAGCAAAGCGACGATACGTTCCGGCATGTGTGAAAACGGAGTTTGTCGATGGTGAAAAAATCAAAGCGGATACACCGTACATGCTGGAAAGCGGAGAGTTTGTGGAGGTAAAGCCATGAAAGTTCTGATAGCCTGCGAGGAATCGCAAACCGTGTGCAAGGCGTTCCGGGCAAAGGCCAGAAGCAAATTCTCCCCCGGTATCGCCGCCGCAATGGCCGAACAGTGGGGATAGACCATTTTCGTGACTTCACGGAAATGGTTTAACCGCCTCGGAATCGACACTGTTAGGAGAGACCAATGACACGAAAACGTTTTGTAAAACTGCTGATGGCCGAGGGATTCAGCCGGAATTATGCGAATTTTACCGCCCGACTTTGGGCAAGCAAGAATTTTTCGTATGAAGAAATTGCGGCCAGAATATGGGGATAAGCCCGGGGCAACCCGGGCGGGAAGGAGATAACGATGGAAGAAATCAAATTGAAGCCCTGCCCGTTTTGCGGGGGGAAAGGTGTAGAGATACTTGAAGACGAAAACAAGTACTTATACTATCGGTACATGGCACAGTGCCAGAAATGTGGAGCCAATGCAAAACTAGGCCGCACAAAAGAAGAAGCTCGTAAAGCTTGGAACCGGAGGGCTGGAAAATGAAAGGAATTTTCCATTTGAACCTGAGCATTCGGGGCGGCCTTGCGAACGCTGAGGCCCTTTTGGGGTGCATCACCGTTGACGGGAAAACGTTGAACACTGTCCCGGAAGTAAAGAACTTCTTACGGGAACAACTGGACATGGGGCGGGAGTGCCTTCCGTTTGGTGACTGCGACAATTTCGACTACAAAACCGGTTGTAAAGGCCACTTTGTGGAGGAATGACGATGGGGGGAGTGTTGACAATGGCTAAAGCGGTACTTATAAGCATCCGCCCGGAGTGGGTGGAGAAGATTGCCAACGAGCGGAAGACGATCGAGGTTCGCAAGACAAAGCCATATTTGGACACGCCTTTCAAGTGCTATATATACTGCACAAACACAAGGCCGTTCATTGTGTGGGGCGATGTTTTCCGGGGTGATTGGTGTACGGAGTTTACTCGTCTTTCGGGGTATGGCAGAGCAGAAGCAGACAGAATCTGGGATGTTTTCAACGGCCATGTTGCCGGAGAGTTCACATGTGACAACATAGCAACGTACAACTACGATTACTGCCCGCACCCGGAAATCGGAATGGATTACGACTGCGGTGATAGTTGGTGGGAGATTGACGACGAGGATTTGAAATCTGCATGTCTGGCAGAGAAAGAATTTCGGTATTATGCGTTCGGAAGGAAGGAAATGTACGGCTGGCATATCTCCGACCTGAAAATATACGATAAGCCGAAACAGCTAAGCGACTTCAAGGGGTTGCGGAAAACGAAATTTGGATATGCGCCCGTTGAAATCAAACGCCCGCCCCAGAGCTGGTGCTATGTGGAGGAATTGCAATGAGTGATTACATCAGCCGGGATGCATTTAAGAAGAAATACCTCTGCTGTGGGTATTTGCCAGAAATGTCAGAAAAGGAATTTGACGAGTTCCCCGCCGCCGATGTGGAGCCGGTGCGGAACGGGCGGTGGGAAGAGTGCGACTTTGGAAACGAAACTATTGCCCAAGCTGCGGCAGAAAAATGGATTTGGAGGAATAATTATGGATTTGTTTATGAAAACATCAATTTTTGGAGCTGCGTTAGCGGACGTTTACAAGATGAGGAAGATCGTGAGCTACCGGCACTCCCAAAGATGGATTTGGGCGGCGATTTCACGGAGAATTTAACCGCTATGCTGTTCGCAATGAGCGTTGTTGCGGGGCGAATTACCCATAACAGTTGGGATATTTTGGAATTTACATACGTTTTGAACACGCTCGCTGTTCAGCACCTCTTGGAGGATAAGGAGGATAAGGACGATGACGATTGACCGAGCGATTGAAATTCTGAACCCGGAACACCGGGAGCATTACGAAAGTATAGACCCCGTGAATGAGGCTTGCCGGATGGGCATGGAGGCGTTGGAGCGGACTAGGTGGATTCCGTGCAGTGAGAGGTTGCCGGAGGAACTTGAGCCTGTAAATGTGGTGTGGGTAAATCACAACCCAGCGCCGTACTACCGGTACATGAAGGACGTTCCGCAAAAAGCGACTGCTGTCTATTACAGGGAGGCTTGGTATTGGTGGTCGAGTGTTTGCGAAGATTTGCTTGTAGAGTACGGCGTGAACGAAACAGATCAGGTGGATGACGATGTTGAAATCACCCACTGGATGTCGCTGCCTGAACTGCCGAAGGGGTGACGGAAAGTGACAGACTGCTTCAATTACCAGTGCTTGTGCAGAGGGGGGAATGAGAGCAAGCCACCCTACAAGTGTGAGTGCGTGGCTTGCCCTAACAGGACTACAGAATCACATATTATCATGAGCAATCGAACGCTGGCGCAAGAAGAAATTAAATATCTTACGAAAAATGGAGGTATTGGGAATGAGTGAAAGACAAGAACACCGTCAGCGCCTTAACGATAGAATTGCATACGCCGCCGCTATTGAGCGGTGGGCGAAGAATCAGCCGTCACGCATTCGGTTCTTTGCCGTCAGACGGTGGCTGAAAGATATGCCGAGAAAGGAGGATTTTTATGCGGTTGATTGATGCTGATGAATTTGAGGATGCGCTTGAAAATACGGAGTACGATGTTGAAAAGAAAAAAAGGAGGAAATAGAATGGCAAAGTGCGGAAACGACTGCGCACGTTGCAAGCATCCGGACTGCATCTGGGAGCCTGGTAACAGAAAACCGAGGACGAAAGAGCAGGTGGAGCGCGCAGACGAGCGGCAACGCATCAAGCGCCGTGAGCGTGCGGAAAACGGAAAATGCACCTATGTGGACGGGAACCGTCAGGTTAAGTCAAGACGCCGCGTCCGGGAGTTTGGCGAGGTGTTCACAGCGGAGCGGGAAGTGAAGGCAATGTGTGACCTGATACCGGCGGAAATGTACGAGATCGGGCACGTATTTCTGGAACCGTGCTGCGGGAACGGGAACTTTCTGGCGGAAATCCTCCGGCGGAAGCTGGACAACTGCCGGGACGCCGCGGAAGCGGAAGCCGCGGTGCGGGACATTTACGCAATCGACATTCAGGCAGACAACGTGGCGGAATCCAAGGCCCGGATGCAGGCTATAGTTGCCGAACGGTTCCCGGGGGCGGATGTGTCCGGGATATTGCGCCGAAATATTGTCTGCGGGGACAGCCTGAAAATCACAGAAAAACTGGCGGAGGGGAAAACATGGGAAGAAACGACTACATAGCCCAGCGGGATGCAATCCGGAAGGAGTTTTTCATGGCTGGGATGGAGCTGGAAGGGCAGAGAACCGTGGACATGCTGTGTCTGGTGCTTCACGATCCGGAGATCATGGGCAAGGATACCTTCGGTGCGGAACGGCTGAAAACCGTTGTCAGGGCCATTCAGGAACGGGAGGAAACGTACCGGGAAGCGTTCCTGCACAACCCGGAAACGGACTGGTGGCAGGAGGCGCTGGACAGGGGCCTGCGGGAGATATTTGGGGAAAGGCTGGAACCGTTTGAAAAACGGTATCCGAATCAGAAAAAATGGGACTACGGAAAGGCGTGGAAGAAATGATAACTGTTCTCTTGGTGATTTTTGCGTATGTTGCACTGGCTGGAATCTGGGTTGCAGGGCTTACGATCGGTGCAGAAAATTTATTGCAGTTTGGAGTGCCAGAAAGCCCACGCCCAGAGAGCCGCTAAAAGGAGATACCGTGACAGGAAAAATAAGGAATTGGAGGTACATGAATAATGGCAGAACAGGATTTCAAATTTGATGATGCGTTGCTCATGAAGACTGCACGCGAGATGCTTGCAAAAAAATTGACCGAAACAGTGAAAGAGGTCGCCAAGTCCGGGGAATGGGAGATCCCCACAGTAGAGCAGGAGGAATCTGAACCGGAAAAGGTTGTCCGGAGGATGTTCGCAAAATACGCCTACGGCAACGTTCCGGAGTGGTTCGCTTCTGCGGTATCTGCGACGTCCTATGTGCTGTCTGTGGACAAGGGAAAGGGGATTGAGTGTATTTCCGTCTTGCACACGGCAGCGGAACGGGCGCCGGCTGAAATTCGGATGACGGCGCAGACAAAACTGCTTATGATATGCCAAGAAACCGGGATGCTCGGCGGGATTGGGAGCCTGCCTGTTCTCTAGGGGCAACATGGAGTACAAGGATAGCAGGAAGTACTGCGTCGGGTGCTGGTATTTCTTCGGGTACCACGATGGCGGAAAGTGCTGCAATTACATATTCGTCCGTGGGGAGAAGCGGCCTTGCCCGCCTGGGAAGGATTGCACCGTAAAGAAGAAGGAGCGGAGAAAACCCCGGAAATGGTGCTAGATTTTTGTGGGAATCTTTGCTATTATTACGGTATAAGAAAACTTTTCAGAGCCTTGAGCCGAAGCACCGTTATGGTTGCTTCGGCTCATTTGCTTAAAGGGGGTGACAAGACTGAAGCTTTTGGCAAGCTATGTGATTCCGCTCGACCCGAGGACGAAGAAAAATTCCCAGATGATTGCGGGAACCGGGGCGAGGTGTCCGGTATGCGGGAAGCGGGCAAAGCAGTACATCCGGCAGGGGCACGCCAACACGGAGTATTCCGCCATGGCTGGGCGGTATCTTCGGGGAAAGCCCAAAATTCCCATATCCGGAGAGGTGCATATTGTCTACCGGCTGTATATGCAGACCCGCAGGCGGGTGGACGACCTGAACCTATATGCTTCCCTGGACGATATCCTCACCCGGGAGGGGATATTGAAGGACGACAATATTTCCATTATCCGGAACCGGGACGGCAGCCGGGTGTTCTACGACAAGGAGCACCCACGGGCGGAAATCTACATTTACGAATACAGAAAGGAGGAAGACAATGCAGCGGGGAACGAAAATTTACACCGTTGACAAATTTTTGGGCATCAACGAGGCGGCAGACGGGGACACGGAGCTGAAAATGGGGGAAGCTTCCAGAATGGAGAACTTTCTCATTACCGACGCCTACAATCTGACCCTTCGACCGGGAATCCAGCGGGCGGACTTCGCCGCCGAGCGAACCCCCGCCCCCATTCTGGGAAGCTGGGCGGGGCGGGTCGGAGAAGACGACCTTCTGGTGATCTGCGACTTTTATCAGAACGCGGACAGGCTTTTTGTGTACCGGAGAGGGGCGGACGGAAACCGGCATATCGTCCACCAGCAGACCGGGGCGCTGGGGCTGACCTCCGGGGAGAACGCCATGGTGAAGATTTTCCCCTTCGGAGGGAAGCTGTACGTCATGAGCAAGGGGAACACGGTGGTATACAAAGACGGCACGTTTACGGCAGAAGCCCCCTATGTGCCCCTGGTGGTCACCGGGGCGGCGCCTGCCGGAGGGGGCACCACGCTGGAAAACCTGAATCTTCTTACGGCACTGCGGCGGATTGAATACAGCGCCGACGGGGAGGCCACGGCCTACGTATTGCCGGAGGAGGCCATCGGGGTGACGGCCATCACCGTGGACAATGTGTCGAAGGACGTGGCGGCCAGCGGCAGCTTTGATCTATCGAAGCACACCTATACCTTTACCACTGCTCCCACCAAGGGAGTTGCCAATGTGGAATTTACCTACACCACGGACGCCGCCCAGGCAGCGGAGAACCGGCTGAAGATTCTGGGGTGTCCTCTGGCGGAGGCATACAACGGTGCCACGGACACAAGGCTGTTCGTTGCCGGGGACGGAACGAATCTGTGTTACTACACCGGGGTTCCCCAGTCGGGAGAGGTGACGGCGCTGTATTTCCCCGCCATGAACGAGGTGGCGGTGGACATGTCCGGCTCCCCGGTGACGGGGCTTGTGCGGCACTACTCAAAGCTCTTGGTATTCAAGCCCGACGGCGCATTCACCATCAGCTATGAGCCGGTGACCCTGACGGACGGCAGCACCATTGCGGGCTTCTACCTCCGGGCGGCAAACCGGGAGTTCGGAAACGACGTGCTGGGGCAGATTCAGACCGTGGAGAATTTCCCCCGGACATTCAGCAAGAACGGAATCTACGAATGGCGCATCACCTCCAGCTACTACAAGGACGAGCGGTACGCCAAGCGGGTCTCCGACAGGGTGATGAACTCCCTGAACCGGGCGGGCAGCGCGGGAATCGTGACCTGCGACGATAACTACAGCAAGACCTACTATGTGTTCCTGAACGACGACGACGGCACGGTGCTGGTGAACCGGTACGCCCTGGCGGGGGACGGGGGTTTATGGTGCATTTACAAGTCCGGCCTCTGCAAGAGCGTGAAAAACGCCATGGTGCATGACGGGGAGATGGTCTTCTTCACGGACACGGACATGTTCTTCTTCTCCCAGGAGGGGCTGTCCAGGGACGCGCCGGTGACGGCCTCCGGGGATGCCACGGCCATTGAGGCGGTATGGGAATCCGGCTTTCAGGCATTTGGGGCGGACTTCCAGCGGAAGTATTCCAGCGAGATTTACGTTTCCATGCTGCCTCAGGACAAGTCCCGGATGATTATTACGGCGGCGACGGACAGGCGCAGCGAGTACATGGAGAAGGAAGTGGCAAACGAGCTGTTTTCCTGGAGCAACTGGGATTTCGCGGACTTCACCTTCGACCTGAACGACACCCCGAAAATCAACCGCATCCGGCTGAAGGTGAAGAAATTCGTCTACTACAAGCTGATTTTCAAGGTGAACACGGACGGGGCGCTGGCCACGGTACTGGGCTACGACCAGAAGGTGCGCTTTGCGTCCATGGCAAAGTAAGGAGGAACACATGGTAACGGTACAACAGGTTTTTGACACGGCCATCCATCTGATGGACGAGCAGAATGAATCCAACGGCGGAACCCAGACCGTGGACACGGACGAATACCGGTTCCGCACGATATCCATTCTGAACACCGCCATCCCGGCGCTGTATCCCTACTCCGGGACGTATTCCACGGAAGGGACGGGGCGGCCGTTCCCCGGGATTCTGGCGGCGGAGGATTACAAGAATCCGGATTTTACCCAGGTCATTCCCCTGGACGACACGCTGTGCCTTGCGCTGCTGCCCTATTTTCTGGCGGCGCAGCTGCTCAGCGGGGAAAATGAAGATCTGGCGGCCTGGTTCTTACAGCGGTACCGGGAGGCGCTGCAAGACCTGAAAGGGAAGCTCCCGGGGGAATTTGAGCCGATTTCCACGCCCTACGGGCTGTTTTGAGAAAGGAGAAATCACATGGAGGAAAAGAAAATCGAGAACGTGACCCAGGGCGCGGGAACTACCGGCGGGTCGTGGTACGACAGCCTGGGAAACAAGCCCAAGGACGCGGCGTATATCAACAAGATGTACGACGGCAGCCTGGAAAGCCAGAAGCAGACCCTGACCCAGAATTACGACACCGGGGTGTCGGACATTGCGGCCAGCGCGGAGAAGCAGCGCAAGGCCACGGACGCGAACCTGAACAGAACCTACGTGGAAGCCGCCAAGGCGGCGAAGAACTACGGGGAGGTACAGAACGCCTACGGCCTGTCCAGCGGCGCCATGGCGCAGGCGAGGCTCGCCCAGGACAATCAGCTGCAAGCCGACCTGACTGCCCTGAGAGCGGCGCAGACGGATTCCGACGCCCAGTTCGAGCGGCAGCGGAATCTGCTTGCCAAGGAGTATTCCGCCGCCATTGCCAAAGCCCAGGCGGACAACGACTACCAGCGGGCGCAGGCGCTGTACAACGCCGCCAAGGCGGACGAAGACCAGCTGATGCAGATGCAGAAGGAGGCCGGAAATCTGATGGCAGGGGTGGGAGACTACTCCATCCTGGCAAAGCTCTACGGCCTGACGGACGAGCAGCTGGCGCTGCTGACGGGGCAGTCCGGCGGCGGTGGCTCCGGCGGAGGCGGCGGTGGTGGATACTACCGCAGGCGCAGCGGAGGCGGTGGCGGCGGAACGGATTCAAAACTTACTGCGGAGGAACTGCTGGCACAGCTGCATGGTGATGGCGGCGCGGCCACAGGGGGAATCACTTTTGCTGACGTGGACAGGAGCGCAACAAAGCTTGCCAAGAACGGCGGAGATGTGGCTGGGTACATCGCAAAGGCCAAATCGGCCGGGTACATCACCGCGAACCAGTACAGACAGCTGAAAGCAAGGAACGGCCTTTAAGGAGGAGCTATGGCAGGAAAGCGGGAAAAGATTCAGGACGAGTTCCTGAAAATGCACGAAGATGCCGGAGGCACTTATTCCGGCGCCGACGCAGAAGTCTCCCAGCAGGCTGTAAATACGCTGCGGGATACTGCCCAGAAAAGATACCAGTCGGAGCTTTCGTCCAGGATTGCCCAGAAGCAGCAGAAAGCCCGGGAACAGGGCGCGTCCACCGGGCGCACGTTTGCCCGGTTCAATTCCATCATCGGCGGGCAGGGAATCGATCTTGCCAAACAGGCGGCGGACAATGTTGCGCCGTATCTGAGGGAGGTGACCCTTGCCCAGAAGGCATACGACGATTATGTGAAGTCGCCGGAATACCGGAAGAAGCAGGAAAATATAATCGCGGAAAACTTCTCCGCCTCGGAATCCCCCACAAGTTTGCCCCAGCTGGAGGATGACAGGGCGAAGGAGCTGAAAGCCAAGCGGGACTATTACAAGAATCTTTCCGTGAAGGAGGACGACCGCAGGACGCTGGAACGGAATCTGGCGCAGATCGACCCGAAGGATGAGGAAGCCTTTATTCTGTACACGAAACTCCAGGACGGAGACGCGGCGGTGAGCGCGGACAGGGATGTTGCCACGTTCTATGACTTCGGGCAGATGAAGGAAGTGGCGGCGCCGCTGGAGGCCAAGTACGGAAAGGACAACTTCAAGAAGCTGGCCGAAGCCTACGGGCGGTATTACCGCAGCAAAAAGGCGGAGGAACTGACCGCTCAGGCGCAGAAGGACGTGGAGACGGTTCCCGGGGCGATTCTGGGAAGCGCAACCTCTGTGGCGACAAACGCCTTCGGCGGGTTGGGGGCGACGGCAAGCAGAATCCGGGAGCTGCTCACCAGAACCGGGCAGTTCCACACCCTCGACCCGTACACTGCCGGGGATATGGCGCAGGTGTACGGCGGGGGGCTGCGCGGGGCAGTGGCGGAGAACATTGCCGGAGACAAAAACAACAAGGTAAGAGCCGGTCTGTCCAAGGTCTACGAGGCGGGAATGTCCGCTGCGGATTCGGTGGCAAGGGCGGCGGCGTTCGGGTCGGGGTCGCTGGCACTGGTGGCGGCGAGTTCCTTCTCAAGCACCCTGAGCGAGGCGTCCCAGAAGGGCGCCACACCGGAACAGGCGTATCTCATGGCCACGGCCAACGCCGGTCTGGAAGTGCTGACGGAAAAGGTATCGCTGGATTCTCTGCTGGGTGTGGCGAAGGCAAAGGGCGGCAGCAATCTGAGGAAGGTTCTGCTGAACACCTTCGGTCAGGCCGGGGTGGAGATCAGCGAGGAAGAGGCCAGCTACATCGGCGGCCTTATCGCGGAGGCGGCGATCCTGCAAGGGAAAAGCGAATACAACCAGACCATCGGCGAGCTGGTGGCAAACGGCATGAGCTACGAGGAAGCCAAGGCACAGGCGAACAAGGACGTCTGGAACGAGGCAGTGAACACGGCGGTCGTTTCCGGCCTGTCCGGCGGCATTTCCGGCGGCGTGGCTACCGGCTACAACGCGGTTATGAACCGGCTGAGCAATCCCGGGGGAGCGGCTACGGATGCGCAGGAAGCCACAGGAAGCCAACAGGCGGGGATTTTGTCGGGAACGCCCATGGACACCACAAAAGCACAAAACCCCGCCATGCAGTCACCAGCGACCCCACAGGTGGACACAGCGCCCACAAATGCCCTGAGTGACGCAATCGACACTCTTAAGCAGACCGGCAACGTCAGCAATAAAACCGTGGAAAAGGTGCTTGCCGACCCGGCGGCGGTGCAGCAGCTGAAAGAGGCCGGAACCGACCTTTCCCAGCTGGCAACAGCTTCCGAAAAGCGGAGCGCGGTGAAGGCAGCCGTCCGGCAGCTGGCCGGGGACACCGCCCCTACCACCCTGACCCGGGAGGGGGCGCAGAGCCTGATTGAGGACATGGGGCAGGAGCTGGCGGAAAGAGCTCCTGCAAGGCAGGAAACGCCGGAGGTTTCGCCGAAGCGGCAGGCGGTGCAAAATGCCATTGACCAGGTTCTGGGCGTTGACACCGGCACTGGCGAGAATTATAATGCTATTAACGGGAATCCGACACAGGGAGGTATTGAGAATGCAGGAACAGCAGAGCAAGGAACAGCCCAAGGGGCAGGAAATCAACTATACGGAGCTCCTGGAGAAGGAGTACAGCAAGTTCAAGGTGGCACAGAGCATTATTCGCAATCTCAGGAATCTGGGGCACTCGGACAAGGACATTTACGAGGATCTGGAGAGTTTCTATTAAGCGAAACAGCCCAAAAGGCGCTGTCGGAAAAGGGAAGCCCGGACGTCCGGATGTATCAGGATTCGGATGCTCAGACCTTTGTGGACGCGCTGAACGAGGGGCGGAACTCCGACGTGAAAAACGGCTGGTGTGTATCCCCGAAGGAGGTTTCCGACCTGACCCAGCCCGGCGTAAAATCCTACCTAGCGGAGAACGGGCAGGCCGGATTTGTCATCAATAACGGGGACATCGAGGCAGTTTTCACCAACAAAGCCAAGGGCGCGCCGAAAGGTCTTGCGGACAGTCTGATGCTTCGGGCGTTAAGTGCCGGCGGCAATAAGCTGGATTGCTACGGGGAGACCCTTGCGACCATATATTCAAGATATGGCTTTGAGCCGGTGGCAAGGGTGGAGTTCAACAAGACCTATGCCAACGAGGGATGGACACCGGACAAGGGCGAGCCGTATATCTACGTGATGAAGCACAACGGGGACAGCGCGGACACCGTCGCTCAGAAGATGGGCACTTATCCGGAATACACGAAAGACCAGCTGGAAGCACTGCCCACCTACGGCAAGAACGACTATGACGCCGCCTTGGCCTACCGGGATTCCCTGATGGGAAAGGGCAGTCCACAGGTGGCGGACAGTTCCGGACAGTCCACGGAGGGCGGACAGGGCAGCACACTGGGGGCGCAGAACGCGCCGTCGGGGGATATCAACCAGTCCAAGACCTTCACCAACTCCGGACTGAACAGTGCAGACCCGGATATCCGCGCCGCATATGAGCAGACCATGAGGGATACCCCGAAAGCCGCCGATTATGAGGTTAAGCATAATGCGGATACCAGAGCAACGGCGCAGGAGCGCACCTCCACCCCGGAAAGGGTTCAGGCTGAGTACAGCTATCTGCTCGGAAAGACCGACTGGACAGCGGAGGATAACACCACCGCACACCGGATTATCAGCGAACTGCAAAAGAACGGCGGCGACGGTGCACAGAGCCAGATCACAGATATGCAGATGAAAATCCGGGAAATCAATGCCAATGCTGGTCAGCTCATTCAGTCCAATAGAATCGGGATGACAATGGAGGATGCAAGCACCCCGGCAGCAGCCGCTCAGCGGGCTGTCAACGCCATTATGGATATGGACGAGAAGGACTCCACCTTCCGTCAGAAAAAGGGCGGGCAGACATACAAGCAGTGGCAGAAGGCCACTGCGGACAATCTGAACCGCATTGGTATGGAAATTGAGCGGGTAAAGGATGGGGACAGCGCCGGAATGCGGGACATTATCCGTCAGATCGCCCGTTCCAGGAAGACCACGGCGTGGTTCGGTACCTCCCAGAACCTGACAAAGGCCGCAGAGACCGTTCTCGGAACGCTGGACTTTGACGACCTGAAAGTGGTAGCCTCCACCCAGCTCGCCGCAATGCCGGACGATTTCCGGGCGCGGACAAAGACGGAAGTTGCCATGGCTGTCCGCAAATCCCATATGCTTGCCAGTCTGAAAACGACTATCCGAAACCTTTCCGGAAACGCTTCCGCCGGATTCCTGGACGCTATGAGCGACAGCGGCGCGGGGCAGCTGATGGATTCTATGCTTTCCAAGATCACCGGGAAGCGGACAGTTGGAAACGACCTAACAAAGGTTGGCGCTTATGCAAAGGGCGCGACGAATGCGGCGAAGTTTGCGGCGCTGTGCGTGGAACTGGATATCCCGGTGGAAACGGATTCCCTCAGCTCCTTCAGTTCGGCCGTGGGCGGTAAGAGCGGCGGAAAGTATATGGGCAAGACCTTCCGCCCTGACGGAAACGTCGCTATGCGTGCCATGTATGCGTTCCAGAAGTATATGGGCTATGACCTCGACGTATCCGATAAGATTTTTGAGGGCGGCACAAACAAAGCGGTATCGGAAAGCCTGACCAATATCAAGAATTCCAACCTTACCGACGAGGAAGTGCAGCAGCTGAGCGAGTACACCGCAAACCGCAGGACGTTCAAGGACGCGACATGGATAGACGATAATGGAAAGCGGCACGGCTCCACACTGTCCCGGGGAGCAGTTGGCATAAAAAACGCGGTAAGCAGCATCGGCGCACCGGCTGAGATTGCAGCAGATGTAGTTCTCCCATTCGCCAGCGTTCCCGCAAACGTCGCCCAGACCGGCATTGACTACACCGTGGGCATTGCCAAGGGAACAGGTGAGATCATCTCCATTATCAAGGACGCGAAAGCGGGTAAAAATATCGATGTCGTCCGTCAGCGTCAGGCGGTTTCGGACTTTGGTCGTGGCGTAACCGGAACTGTCATGATCGCCGCCTTCGCGGCCGCTGCTGCCCGGGGCATCATCAAGGTCAATTCTCCCAAAGACAAGGACGAAAAAGCCCTTATCCAGGCAGAGGGGCGAAACGGCGCACAATTCAACTGGAGTGCATTCCAGCGAAGCCTTTCCGGGGAAAGCGACGGATGGCAGGACGGGGATATCATCACCAGCTTCGACTTCCTAGAGCCGTTCAACACCCAGCTGTATCTGGGCTATGAACTGGCGCAGGGGGACAGTGTTCTGGAAGCATTGGCAAAATACCCGGATGCATCCGTGCAGTCGGTTCTCAACTCCTTCATGGATACCCCCATGATGTCCGGCCTGGTGGATATCACTGAGCTTGTGGATAACCTTACAAGCGCAGAAACCGCCGGGGAGCGTGCGGACGCTTTCGCAGGGTATGCAGGGGACACCGCTTCCAGTTTCATCCCTCAGTACCTCAGGCAGGCGGCGCAGGTGGCGGACGGATATTACCGGGACACCCGGGGCGACACCTCCGCAGAATATGCCATGAATAATATCCTTGCGGCGATTCCCGGCCTTTCCCAGACCCTGCCAAAGAAGATAAGCGGGCTTGGTGAAGAGCAGCAGCGGGGCGGATTCCTGGAAACCTTTGCTGACCCAACCTACACGAAGCAGTACCGGAAAAACGAGGTCACCGGTTATCTGGAAGACCTGAAAGATAAGACCGGGGACAGCAGCTTCTTCCCCGACCGTCAGGCACCTATGGATATCAGGGTGGACGGAGAAACCATTTCTTTGGACGGTGGCGCCCGGGAGACTTACCAGAAGACCTACGGCAATCTGGTGAACGACTACTACCGCTCTTTGATCGACAGCAACGTGTTTGAAAGATTTGCTCCGGAGCAGAAGGCGGCGGCGCTGAACAAGGCCAAGTCCTACGCCGTGGAACACGCAAAATCGGAGGTGTCCGGCTACACCACGGACAAACCGAAAATCGCGGCAGAGGTTCGGGACGAGATTCTGAACGGTGTTGTAAAAACGGAATTCTCCAATGCGTTTACGTCCATGGAGGAGGAGAAGCTGGATAAGGCCTATGGGCTGTATCAGTCCCTGCCATTCTCCCAGCGGGAGAACTTCAAGCGGGACAACAGCGGCAGGGTCGGATACTACATCACGGCCAAGGAGAAGGGCGTAAGCGACAAGATGTTTACAAGCCTGTACGGCACCTACAAGAAGCTGGACGGCGACAAAAGCATGACCGACCAGCAGAAGGCGCAGGAATGGTCACGAACCCTTGCAAAGGCCTATGAAGACGGGGAAATTACCAAGGCCGCCCACGATGCCATGAAGGAGGAAATGGCCATCTGGCAGCACTTCCCCGTCGACACGGTGAAGTTCGACGCCATGACGGAATCCGGGCTTTCTTCGGACGTGGCAGACCGGATCATAAAGGGGCTTGCGGACTTACAGGGCACCGGAAGCGTCAATAAGGACACGGGGGAGGCCACCGTTACCAACCGGGACAAATGGGGCTATATCGCGGCGCTGGACGGCCTGAGCGACAAGGAAAAGGACAGGGTCATGCTGCTGTATATGCCGGACTATAACCCCGAGGCGGAGAAGCCCAACAAGACGGAACTAAAGTATGCCTATCTCCGCAGCAAGGGATATTCGGCGGAGCAGTTTACACAGACCTACAGCGTAACCCAGGAGTTCACCAAGAAGGCGGACATGATCGCCGCATGGGTGGCGCTGGGGTACTCCAGCGAGGAAGCGCAGATGTTCTATAGGCTGTACAAAGCCGGAAAAATCGTGTGAGAAATTGGAAAGCCGCCCCGGGTTTGGGGCGGCTGTTTCTTATGCTGTCAGGCCGGTTTCAATTGCCCGGAGGGCTTGCAGGTGCTGTTCCGTGTTCCGGGCGTACCAGCATTTTTTCTTGCTGTGCCAGCGGTAACCGGCGGCTTTCAGGGCGGTACGGGTCTCGTCGCTGGGCTTATCGGGGAAATAAACCTCCACGCCGTCAAACTCGGGGTTGATCTCCACCCGGAGGAATCCGGCTTTCTTTTCTTCCTGCTTCGGTTCCTTCGGCGCGGCGACCCGGGCAGTCTTAGGAACGAACCTTACATCCCGGGCGTTGTTTTGCAGGCAGCCGAAGTAATAGAAATTCACATCGAAATAATCCTGCATGCCGTCGCAATCGCTATAATTGAAGGACTTCACGTAGCCGTCCACGGCTTCGGCGGCGGCTTTCAGCTGGTCAGAGGGGCACTTGTAATAATCACCGCGCTCTGCCCAGATGCGCTCGAACTCGGCCTTTAATTCGGCGCTGTTCCAGCTGCTCAGGGTGAAAGCGCTGTTGCGGGTCATGCGGCGGATAAGGTCGTTCTTGTCTTCCTCGGTCAGCTCCTCAAAGTCCTTGTAGATCTTACAGGGGGCTTCCTTCATGTCCACGTGGAGCTCCTGACACATGGAAGCGTAGGAGGTGCGGACGCTGAACTTGTAGGTTGGGAATTGCTCCTTGATGAACTGGCGGACGAGCTGGGCGATCTCCTTCAGGCTGCGGCCGGATTCGTAGTTGCTGCCCTTCCAGCCGTTGGCGGTGTAGAACTCGCTGCGGGTGCTCTGGGCTGTTTCGGCGGTGGGGGTCTTGGCGGTGCGGTTATAGGCCAGCTTGAAGACGGGAAACACCGCGTCATACTCGGCATTGATGGCTTTCATGGTCTCGGTGTCGCCGCCGTGGTCGGGGTGGTGCAGCATGGCGAGACGGCGAAATTCCTTTTTCAGTTCGTCCAGGGTGGTGCAGGTGGTGAAGTATTTCATGATGTGTTCCTCCTTGTGTTTGTGTACATACTTAATTGAGTATGTATATTTTTAAGGGAATCAATCTTCCCTTAAAAAATGTTCGATTCCTTCTAGTATTACGCTTGCCTGGGATACGTTTTTTTCTGCGCACTTTGCACGGAATGCAGATACAATTTCCTTTGGCAGTTCGGCCTGGACTTTGCTATATACTTTTTCGTTGTACCGCCGTTTGACTTCCGTGCTGGTCGTGGTCTTCCGCTTTTTTTCTATTGACATCGCCCCCCATTCATGATATTATGATGGGCAAGGACGGCTTCCCCGGGGCTAGACGGGAAGGTTGGCCAACAAGTGAATGTGAAATGGCCGCTTCTCGCTAGGACTGGGGGGCGGTTATTTCTTTATCTGGATTCCCAGAGAGATAGCCGCTATCACAAGCATAAGTAACGCTATGGTTTCCTCTACGCTCATGGGCGTTCCCTCCTTTCGGAGTTGGCCGCCGCCCTTGCTTGCTTTTGTTATAGCATACTCGATTAAGTATGTCAAGCCCCAATTTTACTTTTTTCAAAATATTTTTTCGCCACCCCAAAGCTTACCCTTTTCCCCGCTTTAATTTAATTATTATATCTGGATTATTCCAGCTTTTTTCTTTCCCAGAGATTAAGCACTCCACGGCCGCAAGCACCACGTATTCTACACCGCTGTTCCTCACCGCGTCGCATTATTACAATGCGGCGCTTTCTTTTTGCTTATCATGTATTTATTATCGTTATTCGATATTGACAAACGTTCGTTTATTGAATATTATAGAGATTAGATAAATGTTGATTTCCGAACTTTTGGAGGTGGTTTTGATGCCCGGAAACGAAAATTCAGGCGCTGGTATCCCTTTCCGCATGCCGGAGAAAGAACTGAATGCCGCTATCAAAAAGTACAAGCAGGATCTGGCGGAAGAGCGATTCCCTAGGGCTTCATGGCCCCATTTCTGCGCTACACTTGGCTATACGGAAGCGGAAGTAAAGGAATGTATGGAACGTGGGCAGGACAGGAAAAGCGCATACTATGATAGGGCGGTGGCGCTTAAAAGGATGGCTACATGGGTTCGCGGCCAGATTCTCAGCGGGTCGGGCTGGTCTGGGCAGGTGCAATCCAAGGGCATATTTGCCCTTAAGCAGGATGTGGGCGATGGCATCAGTTACACCGATAGGGAAGTAGGCACGGCAAGCCCGACGAAGATCAATATTCAGTTTGGTGGGGATGATCCACGGGGCAAGAAGGCCGGGAAATAGTGAACGCCACAAAAAGTAGATTTTGTTGCGTTCGCTTTCTCTGAAATGTTGGGAGTTTATAGGTGTAATAGGGAAAGCCCGAACATTTCAAGGATAATTGCAATTGGTGTATTCCAGTCGTGGACAATTGGGGTATAAATGCAATGGCTGTTGTGCCGCTGGTGCTGCCCTGCCTGGGCAATAACTCCCCTGGCTGGGTAAAATATAGGCCAGCACCGAAGGGCTATCCTTCGAGCCACCCACCCCCGGGGGGGATAGCGGGGAAGGGGGTGGGGTCGTTCGATAAGGTATAGATATATGCGACACACCCTCTCTTTCCATTTCCTAGCTTCTGCCCGTTTTCTTCTTCCCGGCAAAATTCAAACATCAATGCGGCAATAGTAAGATTAATAATATACTTAAAGCCTATATCTAAGATAAAGACTGGTATATACTTTATAGCTTATATATAACCTATAGCTTTAATATTAATATTATAGCTTATATATATAATATATATACTATACGCAGCAACGAATTTTGAGACTGCCCCGGGAGGGGGTGGAGGGGAAAAGGGCGGGGTGGTTTTGAAAAGGCGGTCAAAAAAATAAAAAAATGCTGGTGTAGCTCAACAGGCGGAGCGGCGTCGTGATAAGGCGCAGGGAGCTGGTTCGACCCCAGCCACCAGCACCAAATACGGGACAGTAAGCATAACAGGTACTGCGGCGGATTGCTAATCCGTTCACCGGTGGATTCCGGTGTGCAGGTTCGAGTCCTGCCTGTTCCGCCAAGAGAAAGGGAGGCAATCGTGCGAGTAGATGAACGAGGGTTTTTATATTGCCCGGTGTGTGGGTGCAGGACAAAGACCAAAGTGCTTTCCTCCACGGAGCTGCATCGGTTCCCGCTGTTCTGCGGGCGATGCAAGAACGAAAGCGTAATTGAATACAGCGGAAAAAGCCAGAGCCATGAGCCAGAGCGAACGCTTGTAAAGAGCGTTGGTTCTGGCTTTTTGTTTTCCGGAAAGGACAGATAATGGCGGCAAAAAAGGCGGCTGAGAACGCTGTAAAAGTGAATATCGGGTCGCCCAATTCGGAACCGCAGTGGAAGTTTTTCCTGAGCACGGCAAAGTACACCTGCTACGGCGGCGCAAGAGGCGGCGGCAAGTCCTGGTCGGTGGTGCGCAAGGCGGCGCTGGGGTCTTACACCTACCCTGGAATCCGGATACTGATCCTCCGGCGGGAATATGGGGACATGGAGGGAACGCTCATTGACCCCATGCTGAAAATCCTGGCGCCGGGGACGTTCAACTACAACAAGTCCGACCATGTCATTACCTTTACCAACGGGTCGAAGATCAAGTTCGGCAACATGCCCGGCTACGGCGCGGCGGTGCAGGGCAAATACCAGGGTCAGGAATACGAGTGGCTATTCATCGACGAGGCGACCCAGTTCCTGGAAAGCGAGTTCCGAGGGCTGGCGGGTATCGTCCGTGGCGCGAACAGGATACCCAAGCGGATTTACCTGACCTGCAACCCCGGCGGACCCGGCCATTTCTGGGTGAAGCGGTTGTTCATAGACCGGCAGTTCAAGACCGGGGAGAACCCGAAGGACTATGTTTTCATCCCCGCCACGGTGGACGACAACAAAGACCTGATGGAAGCGAACCCGGACTACGTCAAGCAGCTGGAGCTGTTGCCCGAGGACGTCCGGCGGGCGCACCGGTACGGCGACTGGAACGCCCTGGCGGGTGTGTACTTTGACGAGTTTACCGACGGCATCCACACCTGCAAGCCCTTCCCCCTGAAGCCGAACTGGCAGCGCTACCGCGCCATGGACTACGGCCTCGACATGTTCTTCTGCATCTGGGTGGCGGTGGACGAAACCGGACGATGCTACGTCTACCGGCAGTTTGCCCAGAGCAACATGTACGTTTCAGATGCCGCAAGAAAGCAGCTGGAACTGACCCGCCCGGATGAGAATATTGACTTTACCATTTCCCCGCCGGATATGTGGGCGCGGAGCCGGGAGACGGGCAAGACCCAGGCGGCTACCTTCGCCGAAAACGGGGTGGGTCTGGTCAAGGCGGACAACAACCGGAAGCAGGGCTGGTACGCCCTGAAGGAGCTTTTCAAGCTCCGGGAGGACGGAAAGCCGGGGCTTATCATCTTCGACACCTGCGGCAGCCTGATCGAGTGCATCAAATGTTTGCAGCACGACAAGACAGACCCCAACGACGTCAGCAAGAACCCCCATGAGCTGACCCACGGCCCCGACGCTTTGAGATACTTTGCCCAGACCTACGTCCTCCCCGGAGAACGGGAGCGGGAGGAAACCGAAGACGACGAGGAAGAGGGAGGCATGGACTATCATACGGCCATGTGCGGCAGCGGCCTGAGCCGGAGCTATATCATTGGATAAATCAGAAATTTGCGCCCTACCACAGGCGTGAATATACGGCCTACCAGAGCCGAAAACGAAAGGAGAACACACAATGGAAGAAACGATGGACAGCGGCTACCAGGACTTTGTGGCGGCTTTTGACGGGGACGGCAACCAGACCGTGACCGACCAGGAAACCGGCGCACAGACCGAGGAGCGGGCTGACACAGAGCAGGAAACCACCGTGACCGACGAGGGAGCGGAAAAAGCTGACGAGGGAGCCGGAGAAGATACCGGCGGGGAAGTCGACGCCCCGGAGGAATCGGACAAGCCGGACACCGAGCAGGCCTTCACCATCAAGGTCAACAAGGAGGAGCGAACCGTCGGCCTTGCCGAAATGACCGCCCTTGCCCAGAAGGGTGCGGATTACGACCGGGTCAAGGAGCGTGCACAGCAGACCATTCAGGAGCTGAAAACCCAGCTGGACGGCCAGAAGGACGTGATGGAGATCATGACCACCCTGGCGGAAAAAACCGGCACCCCCCTGAACGAGCTGGCGGAAATGCTGTATGTCAGCTACCGGAAGGGCGAGGGGCGCACGGAGACGGAGGCGAAGCTGGAGCTTCAGAACGCCCGGCTGCAAAAGGGTCTGGACGCGGTCAACGCGGAGAAGGACAAGCAGAAGGAGGCGGAGGAAAGCAGCCAGAATCGGGCACAGCGGGAGGTGGACGAGTTCCGCCGGAGCTATCCGGAGGTGGAGTTCACGGACGAGCTTGTGAACAAGCTGACCCCCGATGTACAGGCCGGTATGACCCTCCTGAGCGCCTACCAGAAGTACGAGGCCGCCCAGAAGGAAGCCAGGATCGCCGAGCTGGAACGTCAGCTGGCAGCCGAAAAGAAGAACCGGGAAAACCGCTCAAGTTCCCCCGGAAGCCAGAAGGATTCCGGGGGGCAGAGAGGAAAGAGCGATTTTGACGACTTCATGTCGGCATTCGCATAAACAGAATAAACAAACAGGAGCCAAGAGCCGAAGCTGATCCCAACGGGACAGCTGCGGCTCATTTTTTGATTTAAGGAGGAAATTTATGAGCGCAACCATTCATTTTGACGAAAAGTACAAGGCCGCCCTGATGGAGGGCTTCGACAAGGCATCCGAGACCGACGGTCTCTTTGACCACAGCCTGGATATGGAGTTTTCCGGCGTGAAGACCGTCCATGTCAAGAGCCTGAGAACCGAACCTCTGCAGGACTACGACCGCACCAAGGGCGTTGGTACCGGCAGCCGGTACGGCGACACCAAGGAAGTTGGCAACGAGGAGCAGACCTTCACCATGACCCAGGACAAATCCCTGAGCCTGTCCGTGGATAAGGGCAACAACATGGAGGTCATGGACAAGCACAAGGTCGGCGCCATCATGAAGGCGGAGCGGGAGGAGCACATCATCCCCGAGGTGGACACCTACCGCCTGAAGAAGTGGGCGGAAAACGCCGGTATGCACGAGGAGCTGACCGCGACCCCCACCACCGACACCATCATTGGCTACATCATCAAGGCGCGGAACAAGCAGCGGGACAAGGGCGTCAAGGGCGACGTAAGTCTGCTGATTCCCTACGAGTATCTGGACACCCTCCAGCTGGCGAAGCAGTGGGTCAACCTGGATTCCCTGGGCGGCAAGACCCTGCCCAAGGGCACCGTGGGTCAGATCTCCGGCATGAACGTCCTGCCCATGTCCAACGACCGGATGCCCGCCAACGTGGTGTTCATGATCCTGCACAAGAAGTCCGTCATCTCCCCCATGAAGATCAAGGACTTCAAGGGTCACGTCGATCCTCCCGGCCTGTCCGGCGATCTGATCGAGTTCCGTATGATGTACGACGCCTTTGTCCTGGGCAAGAAGGCCGACGGCGTTCTCGTGGCCTGCGCCCCCAGCACCGTGGTGAAAACCCCCACCATCACCATGAGCGGCAAGGCTGCCACCATTGAGACCACCACCAGCGGCGCCACCGTCTACTACACCACCGACGGCTCTGACCCCCGGTATTCCGTGGAGGCCAAGGCTTACACCGCCGCCGTCACCCTGGCCAGCGGCGACCGCCTGCGGGCTTATGCGGCAAAGGCCGGCATGTTCAACTCCGCTGTCGCGGCGAAGGATCAGGCCTGATTTATGAGGGGCGGGAAACCGCCCCTTCCCAAGTAAGGAGGACACAATGACAATTCTCATGATTCTGAATATTCTCGTGGCCTGTCTCGTTCTGGGCGCGGTGGTTGTCTCCGACCGGCGCAAGCGGGCGCACTACCGGGAGGAAGCCGAAAGCCTCCGAAAGCTGAGCCACCGGGTCAACGTCCTGGAGCAGGGGCTTGTCCCGGACTATGAGGCGGCAAAGGAGGCGGTCAAGTCCGTGAATGATTTTAATCTGGGCATTTCCGGGATTCTGGGCTTTGACCCCCTGGAGGCGGCGAGGAAAAGCCGTCAGGCCGAGCGGATGGGCGGTGAAGCCGAATAATGAGCGGAAAACAGAAGATTCCCACCAACGAGGAGATCCAGAAGCGCTACGAAAAAGCCTACGGCTTCAACCAGCAGATCGGCCTGTATGACACGGTGAAGGTCAACGAGGATTTCTTTATTGGGAATCAATGGGAGGGCGTGGAGAGCAACGGCCTGCCTACCCCCACCTACAACATGTTCAAGCGGATCATCAACTTCCAGGTGTCCACCATTACGTCAGACAATATGACCATTCAGGTGACGCCCCTGCCCTCCACCTCCCGGTATACCCAGAGAGAGCTGGAAGGCTTCGCCGAGATCATCAACCACCAGTTTGCCGCCATTATCGAGCGCAACCGGATCGTGGCCAAGAACCGGGAGTTTCTGCGCAACGCCGCCGTTACCGGCGACGGCTGTATGCACTTCTACTTTGACCCCACCATCGAAAACGGTCAGGACGTGAAGGGCGAGATCGTGGCGGAGATTGTGGACAACCTCCGGGTACTGTTCGGCAATCCCAATTGCCGGGATGTCCAGCGTCAGCCCTGGATCATCCTTGTGCGCCGGGAGCTGGTGGAGGACGTCCGATGGCGGGCGGAGGAGCTGAAAAAGGCCGGGCAGTGCGGCATTGACGACCCGGACAGCATTACGGCGGATTCCGATAAATTCCAGAACAAATATGACAGCTACACCGACGACAAGGTGACGGTGCTGACCTACTATTTCCGGAACCGGGACACCCGCACCATCTGGTGCATGGAAAGCACGGAGAAGGGGATTCTTCGGAATGCCTATGACACCGGCTACAGCCTGTATCCGCTGATCTGGATTAACTGGGACTATATCCGGGACTGCTACCACGGTCAGGCGCTGGTCACCGGAATGCTGCCCAATCAGAAGTTTATCAACAAAATGTTCGCCCTTGTTGGTATCTCCCTTCTGACCACGGCGTTCCCCAAGGTGGTCTATGACCGGAACAAGATCAAGCACTGGGACGGCAGCGTGGGAACGGCCATCGGCATTTCCGGAGACGTGAACAATGTGGCGAAGATCATCGACGGCGCGTCCGTCAGCCCCCAGATTGCCCAGTTTATCGAGCTGAGCTTTGACAAGACCCACTCTCTGCTGGGCGCGTCTGATGTGGCTATGGGAGACGCCCGGATTGAGACCACAAGTGCGATTATCGCCTTGCAGCGGGCGGCCAACACCCCCATGGAGCTGACCAAGCAGAACGACTACCAGTGCATGGAGGAAGCGGGAAGAATCTGGCTTGACATGATGGCGGCGAAGTACGGCACCCGCATGGTGGAGACTTCCCTGGACATGGACAAGCCCGGTGAGCAGCCCCTGGGAATGCAGCTGCCCAAGCAGACCTTTATGCGGCCGTTTGATTTCGGCGTTTTGAGGGAGCTGCAAATGTCCATTAAGCAGGACGTGGGCGCCTGTTCCTACTGGTCGGAAATGGCCTCCATGCAGACGCTGGACAATCTTCTCATGAACCATCTGATCACGCCGAAGCAGTACATTGAGCGGCTCCCCAACGGCTATATCACCAAGAAACAGGAGCTTCTGGACGATTTTGAAGCGGCGGCCATGGTCAGCGCTCCCGCCGGGAATCCGGGAACGGGAATGAGCGTACAGACCACGTCGGAGGATATGCCCGTCAATGGCGGCGGCGGAAACGGAGCGCTGCAAAGGGCTCTGAACAGGGAGGGAGCATAAATGGCAAAGATACCGGAACTGACCGCAGACATGGAGGTCATTCAGAAGCTGGGCAGACGCCCCAATACGGATGACGGCCTTACCGAGGCGGGATTCAAGGCAAAGTTCGACGAGGCGGGAATCGCCATCAAGAAGTTCATAAACGAAAAGGTCGTTCCCGCCATCAACGACTATGTCGTCAGCACAGACGGCCTTCTGGACAGAACGGGCGGCACCATGACCGGGGATATCGCCATGAGCGGGAACAAGGTCACAGGGTTGGGCGCGCCTTCGGATAATGCCGACGCGGCGAACAAGAGCTACGTGGACACGGCGCTGAACGGCGTCAAAACAGTTTCCGTCTCCGCAACACTGACCGTTGCCGGGTGGACTGGCAGTGCGCCGTATGTCCAGTCTGTGACCATCACCGGCCTGACGGACGCAAAGAAAGCTATGGCCTATCCGGTGTACGGAAGCGACACGGCCACCAATCTTGCGCTGAAAGAGGCGTGCGGCATGGTTAGCTTCGCTTCCCG